AGACATCCTAAAGCAAATGAATCGTGTAATCTCCAAAAAACTCAATATCTGTATTTGGCCCTCAAACCTTGAGTCAAAGGACCTAAACGATATGATCATGTCTGGAATGACAGAGAGTGAATTAAAGAATATGATTGATGATAATACATTTACTGATTTAAAAGCCAAATTACAATTTGAAACATGGAGAAAAGTATGACAAGACAGGTTACCTTAGTAGCAGTAACACAACCTATAATAAGCAATGATCTTGCACGATCTATGATGACACCAGAACAATTCATTGCTTATTGTGCTCGTGTATCAAATCCTACAAATCAAAATAATACCGAAACATCTGACAAACTTCTAGCATATTGTATACGAAATCAACATTGGTCTATTTTTGAAATGGTTCATATGGTAATGGAAATTAATACAACTAGAGATATTGCCAGACAAATATTAAGACATAGAAGTTTCAGTTTCCAAGAATTTTGTTTATCTGGAGACACAGAAATTTATTTTGCTATTCCAAATAAATTGAGAAAGGGATCATATAAACCCACTCAGAAAGTAAAATTGAAAGATTTATGGGACAAATGGGAAAATGGTGCCAAATCAATCAAAACTCTTCATGGAAATGATATTCGCATTCCTTTGAAAGACAGAATACAACAAATGCACATCAAGTGCTATGATGAAAAAACAGGACAACTTACAACTTCACATATCAAAGAAGTATTCAAAACAGGTGTAAAACCCATCTTTGAAATCACACTAGAAGATGGTAAAAAAATAAAGACAACAAAAGAACATAAATTTTTGACAAAAGATGGTTTCTTACCATTAGAAAATATTATTGATCTTGTCTTTGAGAATGGAAGAGCAATGATGAAAATAAAATCTCCTGTTATAGGTGTGAATGGTATTCCTTTATATCAAGACAGAGCATGGTTAGAAACTGTGAAAAAGAAAAGTATTTTTGAAAATGGTGGCATAGAATGGATTTCAAGAACTTATAATTTCAATTACAATACAATTCGTAAATGGCTTAGAATACATAATCTGCAATATTCTAAAAAAGAAGTTTCTATCATAAAACCCGTATGGAATAAAGGAAAATATGGCTATAAAACAAAACCACATAGTCTTGAAGTCAGACGAAAAATGCAAATCTCAGCTATCAATAGAGGAAAAAATCATAATTGGTATAGGGGTGGGAATTCAAAGAAAAGAGAACCTTTAGATTCTATAGATGTTGGAGAATTTAGAAAACAACATCAAAATACTTGTGCTAATTGTGGAACAAAAGACGGTAAGATTGATTTACATCATATTATTCCCGTTTCTGTTGATCCTTCACTTATTCATGATATTAATAATTGGCAACTATTGTGTAGAACATGCCATATTGAACATCATAAAGAAAATGATTATACAGGTTGGCAAAATATGGGTGTTCAAAGTAGAAAACAAAACAATTATACTGTAAAATGGCAAACAATAAAATCTATTGTATATATTGGTGAAGAAGAAACTTATGATTTGGAAATAGAACACAATAGCCATAACTATATCGCAAATGGTATAGTTGTTCATAATTCCCAACGGTATGCTGATGCATCTCAGTTGGGTTTTACTATTAGAGAAGCCAGATTACAAGATAAGAAGAATAGACAAAATTCAATTGAAACAGATGACACAAGACTACAAATCATCTGGAATCAAAAGCAAGAACAATTACTCCACGAAACACAATTAGCATATAAGTGGGCATTAGAAAATGGTATAGCAAAGGAACAAGCAAGAGCAATTTTACCAGAAGGAAATACTAACAGTAGAATGTATATGTCAGGCAGTTTGCGTAGCTGGATACATTATTGCCAACTTCGAATGGACAAAGCCACACAAAAAGAACATAGAGAAATTGCCGAAGATTGTTGGGAAATTCTATGTTCTAAATTTTCATTTCTTAAAACATTAGATCAATAATCAGGAGCAACGTATGTCTAGTAATTATTTCGCAACACCTTACCAAGAATTCATTCATCTTTCACGATACTCAAGATGGCTGCCAGAAAAGAACCGCCGTGAAACATGGGTTGAAACTGTAGCACGATATTTTGATTTTTTTGAAGAACATCTTCGTGATAACAACAAGTTTACATTCACTAAAGAAATGAGAAATGAGCTTGAAGAAGCTGTTCTTTCTCTCAAAGTCATGCCATCAATGCGTTGCTTGATGACTGCTGGTGAAGCCCTCAAGAGAGAGAATGTTGCAGGATATAATTGCTCATATGTTGCTGTTGATAATCCAAGGTCGTTTGATGAGATTCTTTATATTCTTATGAATGGTACTGGTGTTGGCTTTTCTGTTGAACAAAAATATACAGATCAACTACCAATTGTATCTGATGAATTTCATGAATCAGATACTACTATTGTTGTTGCAGACTCCAAGCTTGGTTGGGCAAAAGCACTCAAAGAACTTATTCAATTATTATATTCGGGTCAGGTTCCCAAGTGGGATGTATCAAAAGTAAGACCAGCAGGTGCACCACTCAAGACATTTGGTGGTCGTGCTTCTGGTCCAGATCCACTTGTATCACTATTCAAGTTCTGTGTAAACACATTCAAAAAGGCTGCTGGTCGTAGACTAACAACACTTGAATGTCATGATATTGTTTGTAAGATTGCAGAGATTGTGGTTGTCGGTGGTGTTCGTAGGTCTGCTCTTATTAGTCTCTCTGATCTTTCTGATGACCGTATGAGAGTTGCAAAGTCTGGTGAATGGTGGAAAGATAATGTACAACGTGCTTTGGCCAACAATTCATTTGTGGCTAGAGAAAAGATTGATGTTGGTATCTTCATGAAAGAATGGCTATCACTCTATGAATCAAAGTCTGGTGAACGTGGTATTTTCTCTAGAACAGCATCACAAAAGCAAGCAGAAAGATTTGGTCGACGTGATTCAAATCATGAATTTGGCACAAATCCATGCTCTGAAATTATTCTTCGTTCACGGGAGTTCTGCAATCTCACTGAAGTTGTTGTGCGTGAAACAGATAATGAAGAAACACTAGCACAGAAAGTTAGGCTTGCTACCATTCTAGGTACAATTCAAAGTACATTGACTAACTTCAAGTATATTTCTAAGAAGTGGAAAGAAAATTGTGAAGAAGAGAGATTGCTTGGCGTTTCACTAACAGGCATTCTTGATAACAATCTATTGAACATGTCTGGTGGTGAAGTTTATAAGTTTGAACTTGAAAAGTTACTCAATACACTTCGTGATATTGCTGTTGAGACAAACAAAGAATGGGCTGGCAAGATTGGCATTCCACAATCTGCTGCTGTTACATGTGTGAAGCCGTCTGGAACAGTATCACAATTAGTTGATTCTGCTTCTGGTATTCATGCTCGTCATTCTCCATATTACATCAGAACAGTTCGTGGTGACAAAAAGGATCCACTAGCTAAGATGATGCTTGATATGGGATTCCCTGTTGAAGATGATGTAACAAAGCCAGATCATACATATGTGTTCTCATTCCCGGTCAAGGCACCAGAGAATGCTGTCTTTAGAAAAGATATGTCTGCAATTGAACAACTTGAATTATGGTTGATCTATCAGAACGCATGGTGTGAGCATAAGCCTTCAATCACAATCTCTGTGAAAGAAGAAGAATGGCCAGAAGTTGGTGCATGGTGCTGGAAGTATTTTGATCAGTTATCTGGTGTATCATTCTTGCCATTCTCAGATCATGTATACGCTCAAGCACCATATCAAGACTGCACCAAAGAAGAGTATGAAGCACTGTTATCTGAGATGCCTAAGAATGTTGATTGGACAAAGCTGTCTATATATGAGACAAAAGACACAACCACTGGCTCACAAGAACTAGCTTGTTCTGCTGCTGGTGGATGTGAGATAGTATAAGGAACAGCAATGTCACAAAGAGAAGTAGAAAATAAGGAATGCAAAGAATGTGAATCCTTCTTTAGAATAGTATTTGATCCCGCAGAGACATCAGGATATCCCAAATTCTGCTGTTTCTGCGGTGGCGAACTTTATAATGAAGAGGAAACAGACAAGGACTCAGAGGAAGATTAATTTGTGGCTACATAACGGTTCTGAATTTACTGATGATATGATCGGCGACAATGTTGGATTTGTATATATTATCAAAAACGAAACCAACAATAAAATGTATGTGGGCAAGAAATTGTTCACTAAGTCAAAGACATATCAAAAGAATAAGAAGAAAAAGAAGACACGAGTTGCTTCCGATTGGGTTACATATACTGGTTCTAATGAACAACTCAATGAAGACATCAAGAATGGGCACAGTATAAAGAAAGAAATCATTCATCTGTGTAAGTCCAAAGGATGGTGTTCTTATTTGGAATCTAAAGAAATACTGGTCAGAGACTGTCTTTTACTTGATTCCTATTATAATTGTTGGATTTCATGCAAGATACAACGTACACACCTCAAATAGCTATGCATTTTTGCATATCTGCTATGCAAAATAGTGGTTGACATCATGGTGGATCCATGTATAATAGCAGCATCATCAATGATAAGGAACATAAGAATGCTCACATCCGATCAGGCAGTTGACCGTCTTATGCATTGCACTCAAGAAGACCTTTATGATATGTGTTATGAAGCACATAAAGATCAATATGGTACCAAGGGTAAATATATGCATCAGTATACTGTTTCTGAACTTGTAAACTGGTGGATATGTCATTATCAGTGGAACGAGCAACATCAATATTGGGACACTAAACTTCCATTTGACAATGATGACGATGCCCTGTATGAAACTCAAGAAGATGAATACAACTATTACAGACAGTTCGGGTGATGCGTATGTATGAATTGTTTGAGTTCATAAAACATATACTATCACTTCTGGTAATTATGTATGTGTTTTTCTTTTTGATTCTTCTAGCAATAGGTGCAATATGAAAGATGGATATCATACGACTCTTTGGTTTCTTTTTGCTTATATCTTTCTTCTTATTGCTTTCGGCATCCTCTAATCATCCAACGAGGTTCTTGTGGCACTTATCTATACACACCAATCATCGGGTAAGCGTAAGCTCCCACAGACAAAACGTTTACAGAATGCTAAAGCAGAACATGCTCGGTTTCTTGCATCTATGGGCATCAGCGTACCCCAAAAGCGTCAAAAGCGTATAAATAATCCAGACAATATGCCAGACTTGACAATTGCCAAGAACCCTGTACAATTGTCCAACTCTATTCCTGGCAATGGCTACAAGAAGTCTGTTGAAGACTATAAGTGGCGTCGTGATGTAAACGAGAGTAAAGAAGTTATTGAGGAAACAGAGCGTAAGAAGCGCCGTGTAGCACCATATACAAACAAGGGTGCATATATGTTTGTCACGGATGCAGATGACGCTAAATCTCTTGGGAGAAAAGTATGAATGTTGTTATCTATAGCAAAGATAATTGTTCATGGTGTGATAAGGCTAAATCTCTTCTAGAACAGAAGGGATATGTATATCAGGAACTGAAGTATGGTGTGGATTATACAAAAGAAGATTTGTCGCAAAAACTTGGTCCACATGTAAAACTTACCACACCACAGATTTTCATTGACAATGATTTGATTGGTGGATATACTGATCTAGTCACAATGTTGGATACCATTGATATTGCCAGCAAGATGATGAAGAGTCTACAATGAAACAAGTCGTTTATTTGCTAAGTTGTCTTGTTATTATCAATCGGACTATCTTTTTTGCTACAGCAGTCAGTCTAATTATGGTTCTAGTTAAGAATTATGACTACAGATTTTTTATTGTCAATATGTTAATATCTATCCTTGTCTATCTTTTAGAGTGTGATATATGGGATAGATTGAATGAAGAACCTAACAAAAGTGAACTAGACAAATATCTAAAGATGGATGAATAACATGTTGACACGTGATGGCTTCAGAGATGTTCTAACCAAGTCTGTTGCTTCTGTAACATTCACTAAGAAAGATGGCACAAACCGAGTGATGCGTTGCACTCTCAAGGAAGAGTTGCTACCTGCTGTTGACTCAGATCCTGATAAGAAAACTCGTAAACAAAACGATGAATCTCTATCAGTTTGGGATCTAGATAAGAAAGCTTGGCGTTCATTCCGTGTTGATTCCGTAACCAAATTTGAAATTGAATTGAGGTGATCATGATTTATTGGTATCTGTTTAATATCATCATTGGAACGATGCTTCTAATGATTGTTTACTACAATGTCATGATTTTAGGAATTTATAGACCATTTTTTAATCCTTTTAATTTTGTTATGGGAATTTTTAATATCATATTTTCTTGTTATATGATTGTAAGTAAGATCCCAGGATGAATTTAGAACCAGTTATCACTAGAATAATTTACATCTATATATCCATAGTGGTTGGAATATCAGCCACTGTGGGTATTGCTATTGGTGCACTAGCCATGTATTTCTTACGATAAGGAGATAATGAGAATGCCACATCCACATAAATCAAGACCCAGAAAAGGTAGAAGAAAAATTGGAAGTGCTAAGAGAAAAGCACGAAGAGCAAGGAAGAAGTGACATGTTCAGCAAGAAAAAGTTAGCAGAAGTAAAATCTTTTATAGAAAAGCAAAGTGAACAATCAAAAATTTACATTGGTTGTGATTCAGATGCTTTTGTGACTAAAAGGGGTAAATTTGCTGACTTTTATCTTGTTGTTGTTATTCATATTGAACAATCACATGGATGTAAAATCTTTGGTGAAAAGTTTACAGAACAAGATTTTACGATTGATAAGAAAAAACCAACATATAGATTGATGAAAGAAGTCTATAAAGCATCTGAGTTATATCTAGAGTTGGCCGAAGTTATCGGCATTCGTGATGTAGAAATTCATCTTGACATTAATCGTGATGAACGCCATGCATCAAGTTTAGTGCTAGATCAAGCAATTGGCTATATCAAAGGAACATGTAACATTATTCCTATCGTAAAGCCAGACAGTTGGTGTGCTACACATGTAGCGGATAAGTTTCTCAAAGTAGCAAACGGGAGATAATTTTGTCAGCAGATAACGGAACATACATTCTACAGACATATGGACCAGAGTTTCGTGTAGTTCATACTCAGGCAATTGATAACATCTATGGAACATTCCTAGAAGAAAGTGGAAGATATCTTCCTAATTCAAAAGGAATCGTAGAAGCATTTTCTTCTTCTAAAGTTTTCAACAACATAGAGGAAGCATGGGATTTTGCATTTGACATAGATGAAAAGATAGGGTATAGTGAAGATGGAACGTGCTTGATCACAGAGTTCCAAGAATATGCATTTTCTGATCTTGAGGAACAAAATGCGAAAACCAACGGTTGACTATAAGGTTATGGGTGATGAACCCGCTATCACTACAAAGTCATCTAAGGTCGACATCATCAAAGCATATAACTGGTACAATTATAACTATAACAATGATGATGCCAAGAAGTTTGTTTTAACTTATCTGAAGACCAAGAAAG